CGCATTAGAGCTCGATCTTTTTCAAAGAATTTTCTATATTCTTCCCAAGTGGTTGAAGCAATCACTTTAATATTGCCTTTGGTTAATACTGGTTTCATCATATTGGCTAAATCCATACCACCCTGTCCTGTAGATCCAGCACCCACCATCATGTGTGCTTCATCTATGAACAATATAGCATTGCCTTTTTGATCCAGTGCATTTAATACTAATTTTAGCCGCTCTTCAAAGTCCCCTCGGAATTTAGAGCCTGCAATCATACTAGCAACATCTAAACTATAAACCACATTGCCTTTTAAATATTCTGGCACGTCGTCTTTGTTTTTAGCAATTCTTCTTGCCAATCCTTCTACTATGGCAGTTTTACCCACTCCTGGATCACCCACTATTAATACATTGTTTTTATTTCTACGAGCTAGAATCTGTTTTAATACTTCTAAATCTTCATCTCTGCCTATTACAGGATCTATTTTTTTATCAAAATATTTCTGATTTAAATTCTCACAATAATTCTTTAATACTTTATCTGCTTGGTTGGGTCTTAATTTTTGTTCAGGATTAACACTGGTACTACCACCCATGGCAGCTTCTTCTAGTATGCTCTCCGCAGAGATCATGTCATTTAGATCATCTTTATTAACTTTATGTGTTTTTAAAAAGAAAGCACCATAACTTTTCTTTTCAGCAAATATACTTAATAATACATCTATAGACGTAACACTCTGTCTGCCTTGGAATAGAGCTTGTGTAAATGCTCGGTTCATTAGTCGTTCCAGTGATGCTGTTTTTCTTGGTGCTACAGGATTTGTACTTTTGCTTACGATATCAGCACATTTGGTATCTAAATAATTCTCTATGTCCAATATCATGGCACCCACATTTGTTTTCAATTCTTGTAATACGGTGCCTACTTCTTGGTCTTTGATTAGAGCTAATAATAAATGCTCTATGGTTACGTATTCATGTCGACGTTTTTCAGCTTCTTTGACTGCGTTCTCAAAAATATTTTCTAGTGATTCGTTTGCTTCTAACATTATCTGTTCGCTTTCTTATTAAACGTAATACCGTTTAGATGATCTAACTCGTGTTGAAAACATCTTGCTTCTAAACCTTCTAATCGTGACAACAAAAATTCTCCTTTATTATTTTGATATCTGACCATTATTATTTTAGGCCTGCTTACTTGTAACAGCAGTCCCGGAAAGCTCAGACATCCTTCCTGTGCTAATTCTTGCTCTTCATCTGCATTAACTAGTACTGGATTATAAATTATAGCAGGTTTTTTAAATACGTCAAATGACTCATGGCCTATTGCAAAGAATCTTTTGGTAATGCCTATTTGGTTAGCAGCAAGACCTAATCCTTTGCTGTGTATCATGAGATGTATCATGTCATGCTCAAACATTTCTAGATCACGATATCTCATGGGTATTTCATCGAATCGAAATTCTGTGCTGACAGTATATAATGTATGGTATGGATGAACCATTATGCTCATATTCATATTATAGATCCTCAATCTTCTCTAAATCTTTTGCACTCAGTTGAGGTATTAATATATTAATCTTAATATACATGTTACCTTTAATATTTAATGTATCATGCACAGGCATGCCTTGACCTTTTAATACTATTGTGTTGCCTGGCTGTGTGCCTGCAGGTACTTTAACATTTAAAGTTCGATCGTCTAGTGTGAGTATTTTAAATTCTGTGCCTCGAATAGCGTCAAAACAACTTATAGTTTTATCACTGAAAAGATCGTTGCCTTTGCGAGTATAGCCATCTGAGTCCAACACAGTTACAGTGCATAACAAATCTCCACGTTCTAAATTAGCATCAGTATCATCACCTAGTCCTTTGTATTTGAACACAGCACCATTCTGTACTCCGGCTGGTATTTTTAAATTTACAATTTCATCTCTGCCTGAAGGTAGTCTCACACTGATAGTTTTTTCTGTGGCTTGATATACTTCTTTTATAGATAGAGTTATTCTAATGTTTACTGATTGATTAGTTCGCGGTCGTGTTCTATATACTCTTGTTTGTCCTCTACCGGGCCCAAATCCAAAACCTGAGAAAAAATCTTGAAATATATCTTCGCTAAAGAAATCATTGCCTTGCTGATTGAAACCCGAACCTCGTGTTCCATAACGCCTCATGGCGTCGTACTCTTGTCTCTTCTCTGTATTTTTTAGAGTGTCATAGGCTTCATTGATCTCTTTAAATTTATTTTCATCTCCGCCTTGATCAGGATGATACTTTTTAGCCAATACTTTAAATGCGTTCTTTATTTCTTTCTCAGAAGCAGTTTCGGCCACACCTAGAGTGTCGTAAAAATTCTTCATTTGTATAAGTTTACTATAGATCTAGTATCTGTCAATGCTTTGGTAATTATAGAGCTGGATCTTCAGTCTTGGCAGGTTTGCTGATACCATTACCATTAGTAGAAGCAATCTTTTCTTGTGATCTACCATATGCTGACAATCCTAACACTGCTCCCATTGCAATGTGGAAGAAACCAGCACCTTGTAAAGTCAATGGTTGCCACTGCGTGAATAAAATATTTTTTAAATAAGTGGCCTGAGCTAGATTCCATAATATAGGAAATATTACAAAATCAAAAGCACAGATTCCCATGTATAACCAACCCATAGCTGGTCTCCATTTATTCTGCATCCAATCTTCTTTTCTAGGTTCACTCATCTTATTTCTCCAATCTTTTAATTCTTGTTTCTAATTCGTCTATCTTTTTAGCCACGCCAGGATTACTTTTCTTCCAGGCATCTGGATCTTGGTTTAACCAAGTCCAACCATATCTGTCTCTTAAGAAATCAATTGATTTGTCCCACTTGCTGTATACCCATAAACCAATGCGAGTGTCCTTCATATAAGCAAGGAACATTGCACCAAATATAGATCCAGCAATACCTGTGTAAATCCACAGACGATCACCGGCCATTCTTTCAATCATTTCCCACATAATATCTATGTGTATTTATTTCTCTTTGAGGATATATTTGATAGGGTACTCAGCTTTTACTTTGACTCTTTTGCCCGATTCGCTGTCTCTATACTGTATAAGATTAGGGGCTAATTCAACAAAATCATCCACATGCACAGTGGTCAATACACCATCGTGCCAATAGGTTAATTCTGAAGGAATTTTTTTAAACATATCTGCCACGTGATGATAAACCCATGCCACACAAGACCATCCGCTTTTTAAACTAATTTTTGAGTAACGATATAGAATACAAGCAATGATTTTAGAGTATACGTAACCGCGTCCGGAATAAAGTTTAACACAGGGCCATACGTTCTTCAATAAAGAAACAACGGCGTTAATTATTTGTTTTAGTCGTTCCTTCATAGTATTCTTTGTAACGGTCCAATATGTCTTGAGTCTGTTTTAGTGTGCTGCGAATCTGTGCAAAATTTTTAGCCAACAACTCATAATCTTCATCACTCAACCCAAACAGCACAGGATCTAATCCTTCTGCTTGCATCTTAGCGAAAACTTCTTTAGCATTGTTGCTGGTTATTACAATCCATCTTAACTTCTCCATCTCTTCCAGTGTGGGAGTCTTAAGATTTAATTTCTCTCGAGATTTTTCCATAGTAAAAATGCTCACAGTCTTCTCAGGCAGTAAACCACAACTGGTTAAAAAACAACTCAATACTATAACGGAAATTATTTTAATCATTGTGTGGTATATATTTTGGGTTAGCTATAGCTGGACACTCGGAATTAATCTCTGATTTTTTAGTGGCATTTTTTTCTGCTTCTGTGAGTTTAGCCCCACCTGCAATTTCCACACATCTCAGTGCTTTGTCTGATGCTTTGTTGATAATTCTTTCCATAGCTTCAGGTCTTTCCATTGCTGTCTTGCCTAAATCACGTGTGCCTTTGTTGAATCTTTTGTCTAAATCATCGATATCTTTTTTAAGATTACCCACTAGTTTGTTTACTTCTTGATTGGCTTTTAGAATGGCTTCGTAGTCTTTTTTCTGCTGCTCAATGTATTTGGTCTGTTGCTCTAGAGCCATTTCCATTTTGACTTGATTGCCTTTTAATATGGCGTTGTCGCCTCTCAGCTTCAGCACATAAGCGCCTGCTCCTGATACTGCTAAAACCATGATGATGGTGAAAACCATCTTAACTGAACCAAATAATCCAAACATAATATTATATTACCACTTATATTTACTTACCAGAGCTGACTGGTTGCCTTTAGAGAATATGAATTGATTCTCATAGGTCTTTGTGATATTGTACGGGCCGAAGTATTTCGTTAAAAACAGACACTCTGACATACTTTCAGCATCTATTTTAAATGCTCGAGTTTCTTTTAGTATTTGCTGAGTAGAACCATACTCGTGTAATTCAAATCGTAATTCTTCACGACTTCCTTTTTTAGTAACAGAAATAATATTGTTGTCTAATTTAAATTCTAATAATTGAAACTTGTCAAAGAAATTGTGTATTTCACCTAATTTTAATCCTGTTATTTTTTGGTCATATGCTTCTGGGGTATTAGGAATCATGTTGGCTAAATTTTCTCGATTGGCTTCAAATAATATTTCATTTTTATGATAGGTAAATTCAAAATTTTTAATATTAGTTAATTTTTTAAGATCATCTAGAAACTCTCCAATATATCTATCTAGACCTTCTTCTCGAGGTAATTCTATAAAAACTCTGTGTTTGCCATCGGTCATAGTACCTGGTGTGGCATCTGCATCTAATACTTTTTTATAACCTTTTTCAGCAAAACTTTCTAAATCTTTAGCACCAGCGGCTCCTGAACAAACAAAAGCAAGAACACAGATGTTTCTGTCTTCACCCATTTTGCTCTTGTATTGATCCACAGTGAAACGTTTCTCTACTATACCGTCGAGATCACCTGCCTTTAATCCTTCATTAACTTGCATTGGCTGCGTCCTGTGCTGCTTGATAATCCACTGTGGTTTCTATGTCTTGACCGTTTTTAAAATTGCCGATTAATTCTTTTGGCATGCGAATATTAACCACCCATATTGGATGACCATCTATTCTGCCTTTGGTTGTGCCTGGTCTGTAATCTTCTGGTCCTTTGATAGGTCTTGGTTTGAATAGAGTATCTTTTTGATAGGTTACTTTGCAACCTCTGTCAGTTAATCTTTTGCCACCTTGTGGATCTGGCATTTTGTCCAGTGGCCACATGAATGAACACTCTACAAAATGTCTTTGATCATTGGGTCCTGATAATAATTCGCCTTCGTCCCAATTTTTAAACACATATACATCTAACTCATCTACAACTCGTTCAAAATCCTTTAATACACCCAAAGATGGACTCAAAGAATAAAGGTCTTGTACGTTGCGGATTATATCTAGTACGTCATGCATGGTTGTGTATTTATGCTAGATTTCTAAGTTATAATTTATGCTTATATATCTCTTGTGGTAAAGTGGTAAGTAATTTTATACAATGTCTCGTAAACACAGACGTCAAAAACAACAATCAAACATCGTTAACTTTATGAATTATCTTGCCGAAAAAAAACAAGCGGCTAGACCTACCGCTAGAACGCCGGGTCAGCAGGAGTATTTGAACATATTAAACAACTACCAATACAAGATTGTAGTGGCATTAGGACCAGCCGGAACAGGCAAAACCATGCTGGCTACAGAGCGTGCTATAGAGCGATTACAAAAAGGTGAAATCGATAAAGTGGTTGTAACTCGTCCTGCCAGCTCGGTGGATGAAGAAATAGGATTTTTACCCGGTGATATTAATCGTAAAATGGAACCGTGGATGAAACCTATACTGGATGTTTTTGAGAGTCATTACTTGCCACCCACAGTGGATGAGATGATGAAACGTGGCACTATAGAAATTGCACCACTGGCATTCATGCGAGGAAGAACATTTAAAGATGCATTTATTATTGGAGATGAGATGCAGAATTCTACTCCATCGCAGATGAAGATGTTAATGACTCGTTTAGGCCGAGGATCACAAATGGTTATCACAGGAGATACTCGTCAATCAGACCGAATGGTAGGCAATGGATTGGTAGATTTTAAAAGGCAATATGAGAACTATTTTAATGCTGAATACGTTAAATTTATAGAATTAGGCAAAGCGGATATACAGAGACATCCTGCTGTGTCGGAAGTGTTAGGAATTTACGGAGAATAATTACTTTAAGAATTCGTCAATGGCATCTGCATACCATTGTCTATAATGTTTGTATAGAGCGTCAAAAGGAAAATCGTTTGGCACATTGGGTAGATCCACTTTAATAACTGTTTGTTCAACTAAATCTAATACTACTTTTGCTTCAGCAATCTTGCCTGCTCCTAATTTTTTCTTACTAAGTTCAACAAACTCATCAAATTTGCCATCAGGTTTGATATTGTATTTTACTACAAAATATCTCTTCTTTTCGTGTTTACTTCCCATCGTGTATTCTTGCTAGTTTAATCATCACAGCCGCAAGGTTGATCTCTGGATCTGCCACAAATGAGTGATCCACTAATCCTTGTTTGATTGCTAATATAGCTTTGTCCTGTTGCTCGTCGTCTTTGCTGATAAGTTCTAAATTATCATACAACCAACGAAATATATCTTCCACTTCTTCGGGTCTGGCTTGTGAACACACCAATTTTCGTGCATCTAATATCTTGCCTTTTTTAAATAGATCCACCATCTCTAATCTGTAATCTTGTTGACCTTTATCTGCTTTGTCTGGAGCATACAATTTGCCATCTTTGGAATTCATCTGCACCATATTGATACATTTTCTTAAATCTGGATATGTGGCTTTGACATAAGTGTCCAGTATGTCTAATTCTGGATCCACTTTCTCTTCTATTAATATCTGTGCTACTCTTGCAGTAAATTCATTCTTGTCTATGGTCTCAATATGAAATCCTTGACATCTGCTGTGCAGAGCTGGAATGACTCTATTGGGATAGTTACAAGTTAATATAAATCTTGCTGATGTGTGGTATGTTTCCATTACCCCACGCAGTGCTGCCTGTCCATTGGGAGTGATATAATCTGCTTCATCCAACAGCACATATTTGAAAGCACCAAATGGCATTATCTGTACAAAGTTTATAATCTTGTCTCTCACGGTGTCCACAGAATTCTCTCTGGATGCGTTGATTTCTAGTATATCATACGGATCTACATTTAACTCGTGGAATAGTATCTTAGCTAATGTGGTTTTGCCCACACCTGGTGCACCTGAAAATAATAAGTGAGGTATTGCTCCGCTTTTGATCCAGCCTTGTATTTGTTCTCGCTGACGCTGATCGCGAACCACATAATCTTTTAAAGTATTGGGTCTATACTTCTCTGTCCATAATTCTTTCATACTACCTCTTCAATGATACCGAGTATTTCTGCAATTATAAAAGCAACACCTGCAATGTTTAATAATGTACTACCTGTTAAACATAAACTTAAACCTGCAATTAATCTTACACCACTTTTGATCAGTGATACTCTAAAATGTCCCAGTCTATGATCCTTGTCTTGAATTTTCATTTCTTTACTTCGGATAGTGGAGTCACAGAGAAGTTGTCAGTGTAATCATTTGCAGAATAATGTCTTTGAACTGTTTCTTTGACTAGTACTCCGTCTCTGATTCTATAAGTCACTAACTCTTGTTTAATAACTCCTGTGATATCTCCTTGGAATGCTGCGTAGAAAGGACCTTGTTTATTTTCTTGTGTCATATGTTATATTAACACAGATACGGAAAAAAAATCAACTGATTATTTCCAATTAACTATCTCTTCGTAATTGGCTTTGATTTTATTCTTAAAATAAGGCAATTCTTCATCGCGATAACCAATGCCTAAAAGAAATGCTACGTTGGAAAATCCGTGTTTTAATGGTGCTAATATATTATTAAAATTTTTATAACTGTGGTAATAACATTTACAGAATGATGCATACAATCCTTGTTCAGCACTCAAAAGAGTTGTACCATAGGCATGCATAGAAGCTGATATTATCCATTGATGCTGACTTCTATCAGCATAACCAATCTTTTTTTCATTGTATCCTAGATTTTTTTGTTTCTCTGTAGGATAGCCTGGACGTTGATAATATACTAGAAGATAAGGTGCTCGCACCTGATCATTAAATCCAAATCCTTTGTACTTACGGTCTACTTTTTCTACATTGTCTTGATTTTTTCTGCTTTTTTTCCATTCTTCATAAATCTCTTCTAATAATTTTGTATTGCCTTCTTCTCGACCTCTAGGTGCAAAAATTCTTTTGTCTGGTCCTGTAACTGTTTGCAGAGCTACCAGTCTTTTTTCTTCTTCATGTTTCGGCCCCCAAACATCTATCTGATAATTCCACATATTATTTTTAACAGGAATTAATTCGTGTGCGTCTCTAAGAATTTGATCTATTACTGTTTTATCAGGTGCTTGGCTATTAAAGTGCGTGATATTTTCACGCAACTTCATTAATCTTTTTAATTCACTCATTTATTGCTAGGCGCTGTAGCCGGCCTGTTTTGCTGCTTCTTCCAGTGGCTCTACATCTGAAACTAATAGAATATCTTTTTCGTCTACCATTCTTACTTCTTCTTTAACACCGTCTTTCTCCACCAGCATGCCACGAGTCCAACGACCGTGTGCAACCAATACCCATTGTCCCACAGTAACATCTTCTTGTTTTGCTCCCACAGCATATACTTGACCCCATCTTGGATGTATGCCCTGTTCTTTGCCATCATCATCCAACAGTATTAATCCACCTTTGGTTTTGATATCACCAAATCTCATTTTGTAAACCAATACTCTTTTGCCGATAGGTTGTATGTCTGAATCGCTGACTGTGTGCTGCAGTCCTCCGTGAGAACCAAATCCTTTTTTCTGTAAGTCTGATATTATATCCACCATTGTGGTTATATTATATGATGTTTATTCTAAGCCGTCAAGAGCAGCATCAATACCTTTTTTAGGTTTAAAAGTATTGACAGTTTTACCTTGTGCTGGTCTATTTGCTTGTGGATTCACCACCTGTGTTTGTACCACTTGCTGTTGAGGTATTGATTGCGGTCTAGATTCTCTAACAGTTCTGGTTCTGGCATCGCTGACCTGACCTTTTGGAGCATCATAATATTCTTTCATCTGATCTTCTTTACTTTTGATAATCTGTCCACCTGCTCCTATTACATCGCCTCTAGCGTTGACATTCATGTTGCCCACAGCTTTAACGTTTTCATTAGATGCTCTTAGTTTCTCAATATCCACCATACGACCTTGCATGGTTCTGTAAAGTTTTCTATTTGGTTGTCTTGATACCATATTATATTACTCCTTGTATGCTTTTACTTATCATCGCAAAAATTCACGGTGATCCAAAGCATACAGCAGTGGATTTATCTTGTGTACACCTATTAAAAACAAGCAAAAACTAGCCACTGAACTGCCACGTCCTACACCCCATACTATGTTGTTAGCTCTCAGTGTGTCCACAAAATATATTAAAAATTGTAGAACTTTGGTAAAATTTTTCTTTTCAAATAAAACATACTCAGTTTTTACTCGCTCTCGTTCCTGTTCTGTTTGACATCTACTCAATAGATATTCCAGCACATCTATTTGACTATAATTCTCAGGCATGTGCCACAGTGATTGTAAACGCAGATCAAATGCTTCGGGAGTTTCATCATGCTTGGGTTCTCCTTTTATAGCGGGTAAATCTATGCCCAACTCCGCTAGAGCTGTGAGATATGGTTCTGTATTTTCTATATAGAGTTGAGTGATATCTGCTGTGGGATTTTGATAGAGATGTTCAATGATGCTCTGCTCGTCGTAAACACAATCACCCCAATTATTTTTTCTTGCCTTTGCCACCATCTAAAACCTTTGGATTAAATTCAAATATTTTAGCATTTTCTCGGTGTTCGTCAACCTCAGCGATCTCTTTGTTCCAGCTGAAATGTCCTGTGTATATGCCTTTTTCCAATTCTTCATCATAAGTTGCCGTATCGGCTCTTAACCACCACGGATCCATCTTATTGTACTTGGCACTGAACCAGTTGTCAACGTCTAATAGCTCTAATTCTGGGCCATCTTTCTCTATGGTGTACACTATGCCATCGCCTTGATAGCTGCCCAATTGCAGTCGATCCACCGTAATTTTACCTTCTAATATGGCATTGCTCTTGGCAAAACAAGCTGCCGCCATCACCTGATCATAGGGAGGTCGGGGCAATTCTATAAATCGATTGTCACTGTTTAATTTTAATAATTGGTAAAGTTCTTCTTCTCTCCAGGTAATAATAGTGTTGGCAAATACCAATTGATAAAGACTTTTTAATCGTTCAAAATATTCACTCTGCTCTGTGAGATCAGCTGTGATGGGAGAGATATGACAGGTCACATCATATTGATTATGAAATAGCTCATCGCCTACAATAATGACTGTGCGGAAATCGGTTTTCCAAGAGAAAGATTTACTCTTCATCCTGTAGTTATTATTCGATGTTGATCAGCTCGCCCATATCTGGTTCTCCTCGAGCTTTTTTATATTCGTCTTGCCAATTTTTTAATCTTCTTCTTCTCTGCTCATCTTGGTAAGACATTAGAGCACTCTGTAGTTGTGCCAGCAGTTCAGGATTCCTCATCCATCTCTTGGCCTGTGCTATCTTTTTGGTAATTTCTCTGATGCGTTTGCCAAGTTCTTCCTCAGGCATATTACCGAGTTCTTCTTGTAGAGGATGAAAATACATTTATATATTAGACGTATAGTTTGCCGATTTGGTGCATCAGCACAGTGGTTCCACCATCTGGTGTAACAAACTCATAGAGATATCTACCAGTTGAAGCAACAGTGATTATATTTGTACCACTGTCAAATCCTGTTACATTGTCTGCAACCAGTGTGGCTGACGTTACTGTTAAAGTATGTGCTGTGTTTGCGAATGTGATATCCAATACTATTCTACCTAATCGAGCAGAAGCAGGCCAGTTGTTAAAAGCTAGAGTGATTGCACCACTAGTGGTCACGGTTTGATAATGACCACTCTCGTGATTTAGAATCACAGAGCCTGACACAGAGCCATGTGTATAAACTGTTTCTGCACAATCTTTCAGAGTAGCTCTGGTAACCACGTAGTCATTGAAGCTGGTATTCGTATCAGTGCTCGCTTTGTTGTCCTGCAGATCCACTATTTCGTCTTTGGCTTCTGTAAAATTATTTTTTATTGCTGTAAAATTATCTCGAAATCCTTGTGAACTATTGTCCTGTCCTGCTACAGGAAAAGATCCATCTATATTACCTGGTACTATATTGCTTGACATATTATTCTTTTAGTTTCCTTCTAAATGCTAGATATTTATCTCCCTGTCTCTCCACTGTAATTTTAGCAGTAGCAGACGGAGCGTTGGTAAAATTAATGGTGGTTTTTTTGGTAACAGTGTCGTGTGTTAGGTAGAATTCAGGTTCATAATCTGCAGATCGTATCAGAGTATCCGCACTGAGATATGTAGGATCTTCATCATTGTCTGCTGTGACTTGATCTCCATATCTTAACACATGAGAGTTTGTTCTAATTTTAATCTCTTCTTCATGCACAATTTCATTTAATGTAAATGTTCGAGTACTGCCATCTGGAATTATTGTGCCTGTGTCCACTCGACCAGCATTAACCACATAACGATCTATACGGAAAAAGATTTTTTTAAAATCAATATTTTTGTCTAATATTCTTCTTCTTACGAGTGCAGATTTGCCTGGTTTACAATATGCTAAAACTATAGCTGGTTTATAACCCAGTGGTACTCCTGATCCATCTTGCGAAGTCCTCATCCATAGAGGTAGATGTATGAATTCTTTTTGTCCTAAATTTTTCATAACAGATCTCATATTCGCTATAGCATTAGGAAATAATTTTTCAAATGTGCCAAGATCTGAACTTAACGGATGAGCATATCTAATTTTACTACCTGATATACTGAAACTTAAACCACCATCTGTGGTAACTGTGTAATCATCTTCATTATCTGCAGTAATTCTTGATCCATCTGCTACAGGTCCTAATAACGGTCTGCGTATATCTGTGCGTAATGTAATACTTTTAGGTACGGATACTCCTTCATTATTCACAAGATTATCCACCATCTCTATGTAGACCACTTCATATTTTATTACACCATTCTGTCGAGCCACTGCTGTTTTTACATCTCCAAAATATAGAGTCTTAGGTTCATGATTTTGTTCCATGACCTGTTGTAATGTTGTGAGAGTTTGATGTTCTAATCCTGCTATTAATAACATGTCCGCACTCTGTCTCACACCGAATGCTGGATCTTCTGATCTAAATATTAAATCGTTATTGTTAATGTTTGGATCCTGTGCTACAGAATAGAATAAATCACGATCAGAAACGGAATTAACTTTATTAGATAACAATCCTTGAGCTGACATGTTGCCATATTCTACCGAGTAAGGTAGATTAACAGTGATAGTGAATTGTTTATTTGCTGCTGCAGATTGATATTGATCACTCACATTAACAGTGAATGTGTAATCGAATGATGTGGCAGAATCATCCAATATTCTAAATTCAGTAAGATCCACTTGTCCTATAATATTGCCTTGTGAAGACAGAGACAATCCTGGTGGTAGTGATCCTTGGGTTATATTATAAGTTAACACTCGATTCTCTTCTGCGGCTTCGGCTTCTATTGAGAACAGAGAAGGTACGCCTGGAGTAATTGTACCCAAATCAGCACCAGTCAAGAAAGCAATACCCACGTCAATGTTTCCAATCACAGTCATGGTGAATGTTTTGTCAGTGAATACAGTGACACCTGCTAGTGGAGTTCTATTAGCTCTAACTGTAAAACTGTATTCTGATTCAACAGCTGCCTGAGTGGGTAGAGCTCCGTATATTTCTCCTGTGGTAAGATCTATGCTCAATCCTGAGGGCAGAGCACCTCCCACTATGCTGTACTCCAAAGAGGCCTGTAATGGATCAAAGTCTACCACATCAATTTTGATCACACACTGATTGTCGTGTCGGAATGTGCCTAGGTTACTTGCAGTTAAGAACACTGGTCTTCTATTAGAACTCAAACTCATCACCAGTGGAAAACCATCATAAACATTCTGATCCACAGAAATTCTGTTATTGTCTACTCTCCAAAAGTCTGCAGTAAAAACAAATATGCTGTTGATCTGTTCCACAGAAGTGGTTCCATCTGTGACTCTTACTGTAAATTCGTAGTTTACTGATCTTGAAGTAGAATACACAGTGGGATCAAATGGAGAGTCATCGAAAGCATAACCAACTGTGCTGTCATCATATCCACCTATGGCTCCGTATCTTTCATCATCGGCCAATAACACAGTGCCTGAAATAAATCCTGCTGTACTCATAGTAACACCAGGAGGTAGAGCACCTCCAGATATATCATACACTAGAGTTTGTCCTGCAGCAGTGTCTGCATCTGTAGCCTCAATTTGATATTCTATATAACTGCCATCCAATACCCATTTATAGGTAGGTTTTGTAGAATCTGATAGATCCAGTTGACCTGCAGGTGTTTCTATGACAGGAGCATCTGGACCTGTGACCTGTAGACTGAATGTGCGATCTGCTATATTGGTACCGTCTGAAACTCGCACTACAAAGTTGTAAAGGGATCTTGTGGCAACTTCAGACGGCACTCCTTGCAGTACTCCACTAGTAGTAAGTTCAATACCTGGTGGTAGAGTGCCTGCAACCTTGGAATAAGTCAAAGCAGTGCTGTCAGCATCTTCAGCTTCCAGTTGATAGGAATAGAACGATTGCTCGTTTATAATCGCTATTTTGCCCGCTGTGGTTTTCCAGATCGGTGCTGCCATTTGAACTTACTCCTTTACAGGTGTATTTATGGTAAACTAAGAATTAACTTTTAGCGTAATAAGGTATTACGTAAGCAGAGCCATTGATTTTGAACTCTATATATCCAGATGGTGTGGCTGGCAGAGCACTTGCAGCACCTGCTGAACCCACTGTGCTTTGTGTGGGTAATTTAAAGTCCACTGTGCCTGTGCCTTGTGGTTCTACCACTATATCAGCATTGGAAGAATAACTTCTTACTCGGTTAGTATCCACTGTGTCAGATGCTCGGAATGAAACAGCATTTACTTGATATGCAGAAGTTACTGCAGATTGTAGAGAAATCTGTCCTGTGCCATTGGCCACAATGTTTATATTGCCGTTAGTGGTTGAAGTAAGTGTGTTACTATAAATTTGTATGTTGCCTAATTCTGTAATAAAACCATCTGGCACAGTTACATTGCCTGATATGGTTTGAGCCACTGTGGTCATGGGAGATTGAACGTCTACCGTTCCTGTGCCTTGTGCTGAAATGGACAAGTTGGCATTAGAAGCAGGTGATTTTATCTTATCTGAATACACAGTGCCTTGTACTGTGATATTGCCAGACACAGATTGAGAACCTGTCACAGTTAAATCCTGTGAACTCAATGAACCACTGATAGTCGTGTTGCCAGCTGCTAGAGTACCACTGGCTGATATAGTAGCAGCAGTTAAAGTACCGGTCACAGTTGGACTGGCAGAAAATACTAGATTACCTGTGCCTGTGGCACCTGTGGGTGTTACACCTTCGATAGTGGCATGACCAGTTATGTTAGGTGAAGATATTGATGGCGTGGTTAAAGTTTTATTTGTTAAAGTTTGTCCACCTGTTAGAGTAACCACAGATGAATCTATGTCTAGAGTTAGTGCATCTCCTGTCACTGCTGATGTTAATCCTGTGCCTCCAGCAATTTTAAAAGTTTCTCCTGAATTAACTGCTGTGCCTGTGCTGTCATCACCTACGAAAGTGATGGCCTGTGCCACATTCTGTGCATCTACATAGGCTTTTACTGCGTTCTGTGTGGGAACCACTGTGTTGCTGGTACCTAGAGCAGTATTGGTTGAAAATTCTGTAATGGTTGCTCCTGCAGCCAGTGTCAGTGATGTGTCCAAAGTTACAGCACCTGTAACATCCAGAGCTCCTGTAATATTGGTTGCTGCTTGTAATTCTACGGTGCCTGTGCCACCTGGATTTAGATTTAAATTGGCATTGCTTGATGTGCTGATTTCACTGTCATTGAATATTAAATTGTCTATAGTAGCAGTGCCTGTGATAGTGGGAGTGGTTATCTGCGGTGAAGTAAATGTATCCGCCGAGCTGTCATCTCCGTATAATTCTGCAAAATTGTCGTTAATCTTTTGAAACGCTGTACGTAATGGATCACCTGTGCCGTCGTTTGCTGTAGATCCTATGTTAATTGTCTGCTTTGCCATACTGATTATTTACCAAAGATTTTATAAAACGAATGTAATTCTTAAGCAGTAACTGATTTGATCACAGTGTATTTTAAAACCAATGCTTCAGACAATGGTCCACTGGTCATATTTCTTATAGTGATAGTGGCTGAGCCTGTGCTTGCAATTGCAGTGATATTATAAGCACCCAATGTGCCTCCACTGATATGTGTTACTATAATATGATCTGTGCTCGCAATTAGAGAGTTTGAAAGAGTGAAAGATACTGATGTATTAGCGGCCAGTGCTGCAGCATCGGTAGTAATCTGTCCAGTAATTTTGTCCAATGTTACTGTGGTTGATTTGCTGGATGATTGAGACTGTGTGCCACCCTGACCTGTATTGAATCCAAATCCGCTATTGAATTTTACATATCCAGTGCCTGTGGGTGTCAGCACGATGCTGCTATTAGTGGTAGTTGGCGTTAATTCTGTACTATCAATCTTTAATTCATCTATTATGATTGTGCCTGTGCCATTGGGCACTAGTACTACATCTCCATTGGTTCGAGAATTTGTAATTCCGACAGCAGTAGTAGAACCATCTGTTATGACTATGAATCCTGCATCGTCTGCCTGTTTCAATCTACCTGCTGTGTTAGCATTGAAACCTGTGTCTATGATAGCTTTGGTTGAACTGGCAGTGCTGCCTGAAAATCCTGTGTTATCGATTGCTTTCAATAGATCCGCCTGTGCTTTTTCGATCTGTGTTCGAGTGTTGAGCACAATGTCCCAGAAACTCAGAGAGCCTGGACCTATGTGTATCTCTTTCCATCTTTTAGAATTGCTGCCTAATTCTTGTGTGTTGTCTCCAGATGGCACAATGTCTGATGTAACCACTAGGTCACCGGTACCATTGGGAGAAATTCTAATATTTTCGTTGCTTCTAGATGAAGTGATATCCCAACCATTGACGTCTAGGTTACCACCCAATTGCGGAGATCCATCTTCGATTAGATCATTGGCTTCTGCAGTGGTACCGTATAACTCTGCGAAATTCGTATTGATCTTCTGCATCGCTGTGCGAAGATCATCTCCGGTGCCGTCGTTTGCGTTGGTTCCTACGTTGATATTAATTCGTGCCATCGTCTATATTTATGCTTAAAATCCGTTAGTTGCACTGTTATAAAACACTTTGCCAGTGACATTGGTTGTTTTGGTTATAGTGGGTGTGGAGTGATTAAATGTCAGCACATCTCCCCCGGTGTTTTCTCCAAACTGTATTCTTATGGGATAATAAACTCCAGCTGTGAGAGCAACACTGCCTGATTTTTCTACCTGACCGTGTAATCCACCGTTGTTCACTGTGGCATTGGCAGTGGTGAATCCTGTGACAGCTGTGGCACCAATCCACACATAACTGGCATCATCACTGGATGTGAAAAAAGTATAGGTTTCTGTGGTAGTGGGTCGAAAATAACCCAACCATTGGCAACTGAAAACTTCTCCATCATTGGAAGATGCTTCAGAAATTGCTGTGGTCTGCACTGATGTGGCAGGGTTGGTTCCGTATGTGGCAGGAGTGGCTGTGGCAAAAAAATTCACGTTGTCATTGAAATAGCCCGCATAGGTTCTTTTATACAATCCTGCTGTGTAGGCAACTTCACTCACAGGAGTGATACTGATGCCCCCACCTATGGTTATACCGCCTTCTATGATCAATGACATGAATCTATTAGATTGATTGTAATATTAATTTTTTCCATATGATTGTTGAGCCATCGTAATTGGCCACACATACATATAGATTGGTTTCATCATAGGCTATTTGTCCTGCAACATCTCCAGATATGCCCACAGCCGTAGGAGTTTTTGCAGTGCTTCTTGCAAATAATTCTTCAAAGTTAGTATTGACTTTTGTAAACGCTGATCGTAGACTGTCGCCTGTGGCTGCGTTGCCTGCTGTGCCGGTGTCAATTGTAAGTCTGCTCATATAATGATCCGCATGTATTTATTAAATATTTTAGAGGATATCATGTTCATAGAAACACTGAAAACACTCCGACTGTACGAGCGCCAGAGCAAACTGGGTGTGTATCATACCTTCAAACGCAAGAACACTCTATACGTATTCAAATGTGATTGCTGCGGCACCACTTTTTTTCGTCCCAAAAGCCAAGTGGATCAGGATCGAGCTACCAATGATTATAAACATGTGTGCAGCTTCTGTGATTCCAAAAGATTCGCTCAAAAAGTGGGTGTTAAAATGCGTCGAATTTATAAAACGGACGCCAGCAGTGATAGACCTATAGGCAGCAGTTAAACAGAGAAACTCTCACCACAACCACAACCACCTGAAGCATTGGGATTAGTGATTTCAAATTGTGATCCAAACACTTCTTCTCGCCAATCAATTCTTGTGCCTGCTACGTAGAGCATGCTGGTAGAATCCACCACAAATTTTCCACCCTCCCATGATTCCACTACATCGTCTTTCTGGATCTGTTCTGCAGAATCTACAAATCCCCAATCATACTTAAAACCTGCACAACCACCACCTCGCACTGATAGACTCACAGCATATTTGCCAGGATTTCTAGATAATAAATTACCAATCTGTTTTTGAGCCGACTCTGTTAATTCAAACCATTTCATACTATTAATTATACTGTTGTTTTGATCTATTCAATAATTTGCTTGTAGTTGACACTGACAATAGTGTTATGTTACAATGGTTATATGCTGATAGACTACACTCGATATCGTGATTATTCACGACTGGCTGATATATTCCGCAGAGTGAAACAGACCTATAATATAGAACAAGATCTACGAGATTTCCGAACGGAAGACTGGACAGAACAATGGAACCAAGGCACACACTCTGATTCAGCACCCACTTATTCCTATGACATATACAATCGTTTTGTGAAAAGAACACCACCTGCAAGATGGAATGAGTTGGTAAGAGATATCAGCACACTATCAGGTATCAGTTATTCTGCAATCATAGTGGTACCTCCACATTCCGTTATGCCTGAGCACACTGATTGGAGTCACATTGAAGGTATGGATGACGGAGAACCAGATCGCACCTACACCATCATGTACTATCTACGTCAACCCAAAACCACTGAACAACAGTGTGGCATGCAGTGGGGAGATCGGAAATTATACCTGCCGGAAGATTCTATACTGTGTCTAGATGGAGGTCGCAATCCTCATTCTGTGTACAATCACACTGCAGAAACTCGAGTATCATTTTGCCTAAGTGTGCTAGAAACGAGTTTTGACCTATGAAAGTGATAGATCATTTCCTTGATACAGAGTTTGCTCATGAATTGGAGCAATACATTCTCAGTCAACTGGATAAACCTGTGTGGATACACGGACACTCATTCTATCATGAAGAGTTAAAGAATTACATTGTGGAGAGTATGGCTCCTTACATTGCTTCTTTAGATAAAGAATTAGCACACAAATTAAAACAGAATTTACTAACACAAGGTATACTGATACAAGAACCCACGGATTATGATGCACTAATCTATAATGCCTATCCACTCAGTTCGGTAGGTTGGCATACCGACAAGCATGACGAGTATGAGCACGGCGGTTCTGAATGTCCAGGCTGTCGAGATGTGGCAGGTATATCTATATATCTTAATAGAGAATGGAAACCCAATTGGGGCGGATGTTTTCTATTGAAAGATCACAAGTCATCCACACAAGGCACATTCTATGAACCTATATACAACAGAGCAGTGATCAATAATGGCCGAGATATTCACGCTGTCAGCGCCATAACCAATGGAGCACACAATAGATACAGTGTGCAACTGTTTGTGAACAGATCCTCTCTGAGAGAAGATTTACAATGATTTCTTCCAGTCAATGCAGACATCATGACTTGTTTCAAAGTCTCTATCAGCACTGTCGAGCAGACTGGGAGGAATGGAATCAAACTCATAATATTGAAACAGAATCAATCAATGCAGGTGATGTATATGAAGCCAAAATGCTGGATGACCGTTGTGGTTGGTGGGGTGTACCTTTGGTTCATTTTTATAAACGTACTAGATGGAGCGAGCAATGGCCACGTACCTACAGTGCTACCAAAGATGTGCCAGGTGTTATACATGTGGCAATAAACTTTACCAAACCAGGCTGCACTATTCCTGTGCATCAAGACAAAGTGGATCGTATCAATGATCGTGTGGTAGATCTTGTACCCACATTGATAGGAATTCGCATTCCAAGCGACGACATAGATATTGTGGGATTTGAAATAGATCAAAAAAGAATTTATATAGGTGAAGGAGATATTGTGAGTTTCCTACCAGAACAACCACACGGTAGTTGGAACTTTTCATCAGAATGGAGAGTCACTCTGTACATCACAACAGAAAGAACATACTGGCAACTATGAAACCTTTTCCAGGATTAATATGTGGTGAACAAAACCCAGTAGGACCATCGCAACCTTATTGGCAGTATGGTAATATTGTTAATGGAGTCAAACAAATAGATCCAATATTGCATTTTGGTTGTTTCGTATTAGGATTCCAACGCACAGACATTGTGGATTATGTGTGTGAGCATATGAAAACCAAACCTGAAGTGGCAGAAAGTTTTCTTGCTCATGATGAATTAAGACTCAATGATGTTACTTGGCAGTTGGCAGAACGACTGCACAGTATGACCGGCTATAAAAGTATATTTGCTCTCAGCGGCAGTGATGCCAATGAAGGTGCAGTAAAACTAGCCAGTGCTTATCAAAAACAAATAGGACAAACACAACGCCATCGCATTGTGTCATTTGAGAACAGTTATCATGGTTCTACTTTCCTAAACTATAATATGGGAGACAGTTTATTCCGCAATCCTTTTTATACACTACGACCTTATGAATCAGTAACAAGATTACCTAGAGACTTTGCAGTGCTGGATCATAATTGGTCAGATGTGATCTGCGTGATGGTGGAAACCTGTCCATACAATAATGGTCTACAACCTGACTCGGCTGAATTTTGGGCCAAGATCAATCAAATACAACAGCAAGGAGTTATAGTTATTGTGGATGATATATTCATAGGTGGCGGTAAAACTGGCACTGTGTTTGGTTGGCAAACATTGCCCATTGCTCCAGATATCACCACACAAGGCAAAGCCATCACGGCAGGCTACTTCCCTCTCAGTATCACAATGTACAACAAAAAAATTGCTGATGCACTGTTGGATCAATTTGATTGGGAACATGGGTTTACATACAGTTTTTCACTGCCTGGTATTTTAAGTTGTTACAAATATTTAGATATACTAGAACAAGAACAGATATTACAACAACATCAAACAGTAGTCACTGCTGCTCGAACAATCTTTGCTCAACAAGATTATCAAGTGATTGGAGAATTTGGCACAATGTTTTATATTAAAAGAAAACAAGATAAACAGTTCTTTGTTGTGCCTGTTAATGCCACAGATGAATATTTTGCTGTGTTAAAGGAGCAGTTGCAATGACCTATACAGAATATGATCCATTGGAGAGTGTGATAGTGGGAGATACTTATGCTCCGGGTGATGTGGATCATTTGTTGAACAGCAATGCCACACAATTCAATAAAATTCTAGAAGAAACCAAACAAGATTTAGACAGTCTAGCAGATTTTCTTAAACAAGGTAATATTAATGTGGTGCGTCCTACATTGTATCGTTATGACAGTGTAAAGATGCCCAAGTTTGACATACAGTTGCCCATGGCACCAGTGGTACCAAGAGATGCACTGCTAGTGATAGGCAATACTATTATGCAAACTTATACCAGTTACACAGATAGATATTTTGATTCGATTAGTTATTATTCTATATTTGAAAAAATGTTTAGAGAAGGTTATCGTTGGATCAGCCAACCAACACCTATGTTAACCAATCTTAATACTGAACATGATTGGTTTGTGAGTGATAGAACCTATAAAGATAAATTATCAGATCGAGTTTTATGGCACACTGCCACAATGTATCGAGCAGGTGATGCTGTTATTGTGAATAACGAAGGTCCAGGATCAGCCACAGGATTAGAATGGTGTCGCCGAGAGTTACCCGAATTTAAATTCTATCACAACACCGGCACACGTTTTAAAGGTTTTGGCCATATTGATCACGGCTTTATAATGATAGACGATGACACAGTAATTCATGCAGGATTAGATTGGGTACCAGAATGTTTACGTAAAAAGAAACTAATCGATGTAAGTGATTGTTTACCCAAATTAAAGTTAGATAGATATGTGCAAGATTACGCACAGGCTCGTAACAAAATGGATGTAGAATGGTTAGACAAGTATCTAGAAAATTGGAGAGGTTACGTTCAAGAGGTATGCTTTGATTTAAATGTACTTGTTATAGACCGAAACAATATTGTATTTGCAAGGCACTTGCCTGATTTATTTGCAAAATTAAAAGCTCTACAGATAGATTGTCATGTGATTCCACAGCGTCACTATTTGTTTTGGGAAGGTGGTATTCACTGTTCTACTCTTGATATTAAAAGAAAAGGTACTAAAAGAAAAGTTATTTAATTACCAAACTTTATAATATATCCCCGTCGTTCTTTTCGTTGTAGGTGTATGTTTCTGGTACTCGATTCAACACAGGTAATCCTTTGTTCACATAAGCATCTCGAGTGATCACTTGATGCACAAAGTTAGTGAGATAGCCTTGTCTATTAAATTTAGCCCACGGAGAGTGTTTCAGTTGATGCATGTCTATATTAGCAGCATCTGGCCACTGTATAATTCTCAATTTGTGTCCGTTCATATGTGCCATCATGTGATACATATTGTCATCTCCTTCATCGTGAGCGCTGATCAATTCATGTCCTAATGATCGAGCTATCTTTTCTATTTCTTTATAATTCTTGCTGATATATGCTGTGGGTTCATTGGGTACTCGACCTATGTTACTGCCCAATCGTATACGAAACTGATATTTTTTCTTTTTATTGTAAGCAGGAAAACTATTAATTTCTTCCAATACATCTCGTAGATGCTCATAGTTCTCCACAGTGTATCCTATATAATGGAAATGTAAATCCATATCAATACAATTTTTTATACCTTCTAATTGTCTCTCATGAGTATCTCTGCCTTGATAACTCCAATGATTCAATCCTATCAGCACATTCTTTACTCTATATAATAATAAATTTTCCACAAATTTCTTCTCACTGAGTCTCACACCATTGGTCAGTATAGATGGTACTCTATTATCCTGATGCACACAGTCTATGATATCAAATAGATCTTTTCTCACAGTGGGTTCTGCACCAGCAAGAATAATATTTTTTAATTGAGCAGGAGCTGTGCGTATGTCATTGTAAATGTAAGCAAGATCGATATCTCTGTCTTTGTTATTGGGTATATGATAACAATGAGGACAGTCCAACTGACATCTGTTGGTAGTTTCTATCATCAGTATTTTATTATAGAGCTTATTTGTTCGTTGTTCCAATCTCTCGCAGAATTCTGCATCAGGATCTTGCACTATTTTAAACAATCCGTGTTCTGGACATTCTTTATTAATATATCTCACACCATCTTCCACTGTGATCTGAGAAGGTAAATGTTTATAACAGATATGACACAGAGAATGTGATTCGTATAATAGTTTCATCTTCCGTTGGCGTAGTTCTTTATTGTTAATATAAGACTGCCCAAACCATTCTGTCTCTGTGGTGTGAGTATAGAAGTCATGCCCAATGGTGCAAAATCTTCTATTTTTATTTTTTGTACGTTCTTGTATTTTTGTCCACTCAATATATCTAACACAATATAAGCAGTGCCTCGAGTTATAAAAGCATCTGCACCTGCTCGTAATCGCAATACTTCTTTTTCAAATATCGGTATCAACCATAGATTACTAGCACAACCGTGTATTTTAAAACTGTCCAACTGATATTTGTCATCTAATGGTTCTAACTTTCGTCCCAAATCCATAAGATATTCTATTCGGTCCATGCCTGACAACTGATCCAGTGTTTTGCTCCATTGAGTAATCTTATCTTTTATTCGCATGATCTCCCATCCTCTGCCACCAGAACCAAAAACGCAGAGCATCCTTTTTATATTGAAAACTCATATAAGCTCTGTTCCGACCATATGCTCGTTCATCATAGGTATCATAGTCAAGATTGCTCCAATCTGGATGTGTCCAAAACCACCAACCCCATGATCCCACGCTGTGTCTTTTGCACCATTCTATAAATTCTCCATCCACTCCAAAAGAATTAAGATCTATATTGTGACGAAATTTCTGTAGATAACCAGATTTCTTGCGTCGTTTTTTCTTAATCATATACTCAATTATAAAGGATTAACTGTTGGTATTCAACCTGTCGTTGATCACAGACCAATTGATAATACGCATTACCGCGATAATGTATCTTTTCTTAGCATCTTTGGCTGGCATATAATCCATAAAAGAATGCTCCCACATGTCTATGGGCAAGAGAATATCAGTTTTATACGATTGGTTAGGAGTGGTTTTAATTTCACCCAATTTGGACAAATATACCCATCCTGATCCGTGTATGCTCATGGCTTTCTTCACAAACTCATCTAATAGATTATCCATAGATTTATATTTTTGTTCTATTAATTCTTTGATTGCACCTATGGGTCGATTTGTACCTTTGGGTGCTTGTAATTGTTGCCAGAATATATTGTGTAACATAGCACCACCATAATTGAAATCTGAATCACCTTCGCGATTATTGTAACGATCCACATAACCATTAGATAATACATTGTAATGATATTCCACATTCTCTTGACTCAGAACAGGAGCAAGGTCAGAAGTTTTGTAAGGTAGTTTCTCTAATACCAATTTACTTGGGCGTTTTTTTGTTTCTACTATATCAATATATTGTCGCATTAATGACATAGCAATATTTATTGCTAACTTAATGATTGTTCGTAAAGCTGTTGAGCAGCTAGATTCTTCCACTTGGCTTCAACTTGTATATCAAACTGATCTGAGAATGTTAATGCCCAAGCATTCGCAGTTCTATTGGGTAATAGATCGGAATGAGCCCTTAGTTTTTGTTTCTTACAACCTAACAATAATAGGTCTTTGATATTATGCAAACCTGAGTGCATTTTTTCAGGATTATCTCTGTAAGCAGGCATCAGCTCTTCGTCACGGAAATAGGAATAATGTAGAGTAGGACGTGTACCTCTCCATGAATCAATTACTCTTTTAACTCTATCATCGTTCGCTTGTATATATTCCTCATCTCGTATTAGGTGATGATGTATGTCCAACACCAATGCCACATGTTTCTCCAATTGTAGTGTAGCATCCAACCCCCAACCCATTTCATCATTCTCTATAGTGATTAGGTTACGAGCTTCAGGTGATAGTCGAGGTAATACTCGTATAATACCTTCTGGACCTTGACGACCGGATATGTGTACATTAATTTTACAACCATCTTGAAATTTCTTACCAAATCCCATCCAGCGAGCCATGTTTACATGATATTCAAATTCGTCAATACTTCTTCTTACAATATCTTCAGATTCAGAAGCTAATACCGTAAATTGTCCTGGATGGAAAGAAACTTTTACATCCAGCCGACGAGCCAGTTCACCTACCTCTGCAAAATGTCGTTCACAATAACGCACAACATCAGGAGAATCTATATAGTATCTCCAAGTCTCCTCAGTGGCCATAGGCAACACAGGTGAACCCAGTCGTACCATTCTGCGTTCAGGTGGTAACAATCCCACCTGTGCCACAAGTTTTTTCAATGATTCAATATTGTGTCGTACCACCATGTCCAGTTTGGCTTCTGCTTGATCACGATGCTCATTTAGCCAACGCACTGTGGTGGCTTTGGTGTTGAAAGGTCTTTGAATTTCTTCTAGTTGTTTCTTGTTGAGTGTTTGATCAGGATGATACCATTGACAACAGAAACCTATGCGTTTTACCATGTGTTAATTGTAACACATTATTGCCAATTGTCAATAACGAAAGGATCCCCTGAATTGCATGGTTTTGGCTCTCCATGAAACACTGCTACTAGGTTATTATCTTCTATAACAGGAGCATGTTCGAATACTTTTTTATTACCTTTACTAACAGGTCTGCTGTTGCGAGGCATCATCTCCCATTTGTAACTGCGAATCCATTCATCTGGCCAATGTCTTATATCTTTGGCTGCTCTTTTAGTAATCCAGTCTTGATCTCCGTGATTGTTACGTATAACATTGCCAGGCTCTTGAGCAAATTCTGTCCAAAGATAATCTAGGCGACCTGTTTCCCAACGCATCACAGAGGAGTTGCTGAGTTTCCAATCTGATACTCGACATCTATTGAAATCTCTTATAATCATAAATTCTCCATTATTGTGAGAGAATAATCTATCTATGTTCTTGAATATTACAACATCTAAATCAAAATACAACACAGTACCTTTAACGGGTAACTCTGGTGAGAACATATACAGTTTACTCCACCAAGTTTTAATGCCAGGATGTGTGGGTAGAACGATTGTTTTAATATCTGCATCTAATCCCTGATTATTTTCTGTGAGACAATGGAATTCAAATGGTACTGAAATATGTCTCTTACACATATTCTTTAGAACATTAACATATTGACTGGTATATTTGTTCCCCCATTTGACGCAGATTACGTGATTAGGCATTGTTCTTGCTCCAATCATAACCAGGTCGAAGGAAATCTATTTGCATTTGTTTATAGTTATCATCACTCCACACGTAATCAAACGTGCCCGTCACACCATCTGCATGTATTTGATAGATATCTAGATGTGCGGATAATTTTTTTAATATCACTGCAAAATCTTCTGTGCCAAAACTCTTGTTAAGATTAACCTGTCCTATCTTGATATAACCTAGGCTTAATTTAGGATCGTTGTAATCCATACCATTTCGAGTCAACCATTCACGAAACTGCTGTTGTTCTTTGCTGTGCCATGGGTGATTTTGTTCATTGATATCTCTGCCCCATTCTATATCAAACTCTCCAGAATAAAACTTCAAACTATTAATTGCAGAGCAAGTGGCAGCATCAATATCTGCTCCATTCTCATCACGAAATACTTCAAACTGTGTCTTACCTACCTGTGCCCAATGTAGATATACTCCACCTAACTCTCGATCATATCTAGTTTTTAAAAATAAATCATAATCTTCTTCTCGTAAATCTTGTCTAGGAGCATTGAGGAATGTGGTTATTTGAGAAGGTCTTTGCCACTCTGGTTCATATGTTTTCTTTCTATTGGATAATACCCAAGATTCTAATTCATGACATAGATCATTCAGCTGACGTATGGCCCATTTGGTGTTATAATCAGCCAGTTTGTAATAACGACTGATGTTCCAAGTTTCACCTTGTAAATCTTCAAAGTATCGATGCAATCTATTCATGGGTTCATGATTTAATCTTAAACCAGGTTTTCCATTGCCCACTTCACCTGGTTGTATCACAGACTCTGGAGAGAAATAATCATTGATATGATAAGAAGGCAGTCCTGCCACTCCCCAATAGTTTGTGGAATTAAAACAATTGATTTGAAATATGGCTTGATTTATTTGTCGACATAGATATTCAGCATTTCGAGGTGAATCAGCCCAACCTAACCAACAGTAGTTTTTTTCTAAATGTAGATTATTTTTAAGATTTTGTTTGAGTAATTCAAGCCAACGCAGATTAAAATCTGTGGCTTCAATGTCAATAAAATAAGACAGTGTATCCTGTTTGTTTTCAGGATTCCTTAATACTATTTCAATCTCTTTGATAGATTGCACTGTTTGCTCCATGTTCTCGACATTCAACGGAATCTAACCATACTCGGCCACCGCTGCTCTGTTCTATGATCTTACTTACATGGTTGTACACATACTCAGCAAATTTCTCACAACCTACCGCTGGCAGCACTCTAACGTCTGCAATCTTACCATCCAACAGCATGATTGTTTGAAATTCTGGATCGTCTTCTGCAATGCAAAGTGTGTGATCAAATTGCTTTTTTAACCAAGCCTTGATATCTTTTAATCCTCCAAAGTCCTGCACCCAATTACGATCATCCAGTGTGGTAGCACCGAATACAAATTTAAATGCCAGCGAGTAACCATGTATTAATTGGCAATGCGAGTGTGTGGCTCTCCATTGACGGAATGCACAACTTAATCCTTCTGTGTGGTCGTATGTTTTTGTTGAATAGTATGTCATTGTTTTTCTCCTGTTATGACATGCAGAATATTTAAAGTGGGAATGAATGTCTTGAAGTCCACTGTGCTTAATTATGTTAGTGTAACGTACTGCCTGGTATTTTGTCAATATCTAAAGTATCAGCTAGTTCAGCTATTCTATCAGAGAGATGATTGGGTATTTCCATTTTGCCATCGATTATGGCTTTTAAGAAATGTACCAATACCACAAACTCTGGAGTTTTACTTAGAGCTTCTGGATCCATACCATGTTTTTCCATAGCACTCAACAATGCTTCTGTGGCATCCATTAAACAACTGATACTTTCTTGATGTTTTTTTAACATAAGCTAATTGTAACTGTTATTTAGATTCTGTCAACTGTTTGTTGATGTACTTGGCCATGCCTTCATAGGTTTCTTGAAAAACATTCTTGTGCTGACTCCATTCTGTGGGCAGAGTCCATCCTTCTCGATTTACCACAATCCAACGACAACTGTTCAATGCCATTAGTTTTTCAAACTGATAGATCCAATAAGATGGATCCACTGGACGTTTAATATACTCATAGCCCTTGCTGTCTTTGTAGATGTTATTCACAGTATCTTTTTCCACAGGATGTAGATCAAATCCTATCATGAATATCGCTTTGGGTTTAAAAGTTAAGCCTACCACACCAGCATAAGGTCCTGTGCCCCAATGGAATGGTTCGTCCTGCCTCTTGTCTCCTTCGTAGGGTAGATCCGGCAGTGGTTTAACATTCGACCACATGGCAAATTCTGAGTGCCATCTCTGACGAGTGTATATGATGGTATTTTTACCCACTGTGTTGGCAGCTTCTTGACACATGTGACGATCAGCACAAACAAAATAATCAAAATTATAATCACGAAACTGTGCATTACAACCAATCACTGTGCTGAATTTTTTTAAGGGCACAAGATCAAAGCCGAAACGACTCTCGCCGTTGCCGATAATGGAAACAAATTTAGTCATTTTTTATTGTTTTAACTCTGCCGTAAAGGTCTTTTTTCTCTACCACTGTTGAGGATACCAATCTATCTTGTGGGAAATTTTTACCTGCCACAATAATGCCTCTATCGTTGGCTGTTAACCACTCCTCTTCAAACATCTTTTGTATTTGTCGAGTCATTCTAGTGTGTGCTATGTCTGGATTCTTATCTCGAACTTCTTGTACAAATTTGTATCTTTTTAAACCATTGTTTAATAACTCAGCACAATCTGAGGTTACTTTATCTGCTAACCACTCATCAGAACGCATTTCTTGTTTAATTTCTTTTTCTTTTTCTCGGCTTTCTTTTTGCTGTTCTCTATCTGTAACAACACGATCAATTTTAAATTTCTTTTCCACTGCCTGTGCTGTTTTAGCAGAACAATAATAAGTGAACCCATTCCATACAAATGTATTAATTTTATCACACTGATGACCATATTCCACTTGATGCTCGTCACAGAATTCTTTTAAAGCTGCATCTTTACCTGTGTTAATTAATGCGTCAGCAAATCCCCATGGCTCTGCCACATTGATCACTAGTGATTCTCTAATATCGGGCAATACAAAATATTTTATAACACTCATTTTTTATGTTTCTTTTTTTTATTATTTAATTCCGATTCTGTTTTTTCATCATTGTTTATCATCCATGATAAATCTTCCGCATCTTCTTCGTCTTCAAACTCTATAACCACAGGTTCTTCCAGTAACTTCCTTTTCTCAATAGTCATATTCATCCTTGGCTATTACATTCCATACGAGTTTGTATTGATCCCATGCTTTTTGCAGTGCTGGATATTTCTGTCTCATTCTTATAGCTTCTGTGCCCATCATATCCATTTCTGATTGTGCCTGCTCCATTAGTTTGGATTGCTCACTCTTATACACACATCGACCCCACCCACCACTTCGCTTCTGCTCGTACACAGTTTCGCCACCGTCCGGGCTTACGAAGATGGGTCCTCCCCTGCTCGTTCTTTTAACTCTCTTATTCTTTTTTTTAACCATGTTTTTGTGGGCCAATTTTTTTGTTCATTTGTTATAGTATACACTTCTTCTTCCAGAGCTCGCAATAGATTCCATTCCGCATTGGTTAATGGTTCTCGTTTTGCCATTTTAATAGTATTGTTTGTTGTCTCCGTTGGGTATTGCTCTTCTTACTCCACCTTTGTCCACACTGCCATCTTCGTGACGTGGAATTAGATGTATATGAGGCCACAGCACTGTTTGTCCTGCTGCTAGTCCTATGTTTTGTCCTATGTTAAAACCTGCCCACTGGCCTTCTTTTATCTGCTGTTGTCCATAGGCATAAGCATCACCGTAGGCTGTTCTAACATTTTCAACATCATTCTTTTTAGGTATCCACAACAGATGTCCAGGAGTTACAGGAAATAGATCTGCCCAAACAGAATAGATATCATTCTCCCACAATGGCAAGCCGTTGGCATGCCATGAGCTTTCTTCGTAGCAGCTAATGGGTTCTCTTAGCTTCTTTGCTATAAACTTTTTCAATGTCATCGGTTTCAATTATGCCAATTTCAATGTTAACGGGACTGGGATGATATTCCTGTCTGATATCCTCCCAATAGCTGGTTGGTTCCACTGATTTGTTATGCTCATATAGGTGCAACAGTTGTACCAGGGCTTTTCTCACTTTTTCAGCTCCACCATGTTTCTTGCAGGTGTCAGAACGACCCACGTGTACCACTTTATTATCAATGCGTATTTTATACACACAGGGCAGTTTGACAAATTCGCTTTTCTTCTTATGAGTGATTTGTAGATTGTCGAAATTATAGAATTTTTCTATATCATGCCATTTCGTCTTCATGACACTATATTAGCATGAGCCGATGTTAGAATCAATAGTTAAATTAAAAAGATTTTAAATTTAGTGTGCGGTAATATCTTTGAACTTTTTTTGCCTGGTAATCACAATCAGCGAGTGCATTGTGAGCATCGGGTTTACTGGTTTCATTTTCTTTGTATAAACTAAAAAGTGTCCTGCTGTCTCTGATCTGCCAATAATTCCATGGGCAGGGTTTATTTAATTGTGCATATAGGTTCTGCAATATAGCATAATCAAACAGTGGTCCTTGACACCAGAATATATCTGTGCCCACGCACCATCGGTTTAATTTCTGTGTAAATTCCTCCAATGATATTCTATCTCCTTCTCCCAGTGCATCTTCTGCAATCTCTTTGGGCTGTGTGGCCCACCAATTCAGTGTGTCATCCATGACATGACGTCCCAGAGCAGTCTGTGAGTCCACATCCACTCGGAAATACAGAGGATCATAGGGTGCTTGATCTGTGTAAGGGTCAAATTTAATACCACCCAACGTCAGTACCACAGCATCAGGACGAGTGCTGAGAGTTTCTAGATCTATCATAACGTGAATCATATGTTATTATAACACGATACGGCTTTTTGTCAATTATATCTCTTGATTCAATTGATCTAGGAATTCGTTTTGTTCTTTTAATAACCGATTGGTTATGTCCACAACTTCTTGCTCATCGAAACAGTAGGTACTGCCAGAGCTTTCTGGTAAATTCTTTCTTATTTTTTCCACTGCTGTTTCTGAGAACCGGCGACATTCTTCTCTGGATGCGAACTCAGGTTCTGTGGTAAGGAAGTTCTCACACAATCCGTTCATACAAAGTACAATAACTAGAAAGTATTTCATACAAATACTTACGTAGGATTGATCGCAAGTAATGTACTGTTATTAGTTTTTATTTTCGGGATCTCTATTTTTCTTTTTTTCCAGCTCTTCTTGATGTTCCAGTATCACATTCAATTTGGTGTTTAATCGAATCAAGTCATTATCCAACATTCTTATTCTATCCACCAGTGCAATTAGAGTTTTGCTGGTTTCACTCATCACAGGTTTAATTTCGGTGGTCACCCATTTCCATACGAAATATATCAATCCTCCCATTCCAAATGCAGCGATAATTGGAAATCCATATTGATTGATCATTGTTGCTATGTCTTTGGTCATAATCAATCCTTTCTAGCGTCGGTCTTGCCGTCAGCACGACCAATTCTCTCCACATCAGGTTTGATACCCAGAGTAGAACTTACCAGAGTGTCGATACGAATTACGTCAGCATTCATAGTTTTAACTCGATTGTCTAGTGCTTCAATGATACCGCTGAGTTTTTTTACATCTGAGGTCACAGAAGCAAGAATAAATTTTAGTGTCAAGAATATAAAGAATCCACAGGCTATTGCCGCCGCTATTGGAAACCCCACATCCATTGCTAATTTTAAGAAATCCATAATGTGCTAGTATTTAGCGTTATAGTAGACGCTCTGCTATAATGTTGTAGCCAATATCAGCACCGTTGTCACTACGCATAAATGTCACACGATAGATACGACTCAATGCTTTATCCTGTAAGGTAGCTGTAAAAGTGTCGCCAGCACTATCCATACCGCCAAGAGTGTATAAGCTGGTCCAGGCATTGTTGGCTACGATTGTTCCAGTACTGCCTGCTTGTGTTACTGCACTGCCAGATCTTGCAGCCACCACTGTCCAAGCAAGATTCCTTGCTGAAGTATTACCGATAACCTGGGGAAATATGCCAGCAAGCCCAGAATTTGTTATGCGGAAACGCATTTCATCCACAGTAAGTTCAGTGCCCATTGCGGCATTGAACGCTGTTCTTGCTACGCTAGGTGTTCTTGCTGTTACTGTTGCGTCAAGATTAACATTAAACCCAGTAGGACTCATGGTCAATACATTGGTAAACGCACTGCTACTACGGAACTGGAACTGTCCGTTAGTGGTTCCACCATTACTAACATCAAAGTATATTACACTGGCTCCGTTGGTACGATCACGGATAGCCGCATCTCTGGGCACAGACAATGCCACATTACTAATAGCACTGTCGCCCGCACTAAATGCTGTTGTGTGATTACTTGTGACAGTGGCAGTTGTGCCTATGGTCTTGCCACTGGCCATTGACAGGTTATTGTTGATAGTGGTAGTGCCTGTACCTGCTCCAACACTTAAAGTGGTAGCGGCCCCGGCAAAGTTTACAGTTGTTGCCGTTGTATTAATTAAATCAAAAATTGTGCTTGGTGTTGTCAGGCTATTGGTAATTGCCGGACTGGTCATTGCTGGCGTGGCACCAAAGCTGGTTAGACTACTTGCTGTTACACCGCTGGCCAATGTATTACCAGTCAAGGATCCTGCTGCCGCACTTGTTATAGCTCCCCATGGAGTTGTTTTCCAGTTGGCGGTTGCTGGTGGTTGTATCAATGTATAAGAAATCCCGTTACCAAGTCCACTATAACCACTACTCATAGTGATATTGATAATCTGATTGGAACCTGTGATATTGGTTACAGGAGCTCCGCCATATGACCATCCTGCAGGTGTAGCGGCAAAGGCTGCAACTATCGCAATCCGAAGTGCGGAAGACCCGGCATCAACAACAACCTGTATTAAGCCGCCACTGCTTACGATTGGCAAGGAATAGCTTGTACCTGTGAATGCTTGGAAACAATAATAAATGTAAGTGCTGTCAAATGCCACACTGCCTACAACATCACCGGCAGCACCAGTTAGTGCTGATGGCACTGCTGTGATCTTTATTGAGTTGGTGCCGTCTGTTAGTGTAGGTATGTTAATGGCTGCACTGCCATTAAAGCTAACACCATTGATGTTTCGTGCTGTGGTCAGCGTGGCGGCTGACCCACTCACTGATCCAGTGATAGTGTTTGTAACTGATAGATTTGTTAAGGTACCTACGCTTGTAAGACTACTTGCTGTTACTCCTGATGCTAGAGTATTTCCAGTCAGTGTACCTGCTGCTGCTGTGACTGTGATGTCAGCACTTCCATTAAAACTAACACCGTTGATGTTGCGAGCAGTGGTCAGTGTAGGTGAACTACCAGTCCAAGCTGTGGTCTGCACAGTAGCGTCTGGGAATGTTAAACTGCCAGTACTTGTAGCACCAGTGACTGTGAGACTTTCCACTGTGGTGGGTGTTATCAAAGATGTTACTGGATTCACTAACACAATAACTCCCGGAGTGCGAGGCACAGTTGGAGTGGTGCCTGGTGCTAGAGTTTCGATTTTAGTGGTGGTGTTGTCGTCACAACTCCAAACAATCTGCACATACTGTCCGGCAGTGACAGTTACAATAAATGGAGTTATTGCAATCAAGTAGCCGTTGTTGTTCTGTTTTGAAGGTATGGTAAATCTACTGTTGGAATCTGCTATGTCTGAACCGTTCTTTCTAAACCATACATTGACATCACTGGCATCAGTTTCCACATTATGAAACTGGAGGCTGAATTCTATCTCATAAGTTCCAGCGTAGGCAAAGGTAATTCTATTGCCCGACACAATGCTAACACCATTGGCTTCAGCAGTCTGCCCAATGGCTACCACATAGGCAGTGGTCTGACTGGTTGCTGTCTGTTCAGCAGATGTATCGTAGAAACTGCCATAGTAGGCAATGCCTGTGGGCAGAGTATCCACACCATTCACTGTGGTGGGTATCCACTTGCTGGTAGCAGTGTTGTAGGTCAATACTTGATTGTTGCTGGCTCCTGCTACGTTGGTATCAGTGAGTTCAGACAAGGCGTCAGGATAGTTGGCTGTGATGACTCCACTGCCGTTTATGGTAATGGTTGTGCCGTCAACTTTGACACCACCCAGTACTGTTGTTGAAGCTGTGGGTAAAGAATAAGCGGAACCACTGATAGTTAAAGTATCTCCTGACACTGCTGTGGTCACTGTGCCAGCACCAGCAATCTTAAATGTTTCTCCAATGGTCACATCTGTGCCTGTAGAGTCATCTCCCACTATGGTGATTGCCTTATCGGTTTTTTGAGTATAATTGGTTAAATTAGGACCAGTGATGGTTAGGGTATCTCCTGACACTGCTGTGGAGATGTTAGATGCACCTGCAATTTTTAATGTTTCTCCATTGTTAAGTGTAACTCCTGTGGAGTCATCACCCACCACTGTGATAGTGGAATTGGTCAGATATGATGATAGATTTGGTCCTGTTATGGTGATATTGCCTTCACTGTCTGAAGCAGTGGTGATGCCACTCGACCCTATAAACTTGACTGTTTCTCCATTGTTAATGGTCCTACTGGTGCTGTCATCTGCAGCCACATTGAATGTGTATGGCTGTGCGGCTGTGGTTTGTCTTGTGTTGTCAAAAAATGTAATACCGCTTGATGAATTATTTGTAAAAACTATTCCTGTTGAATCTACACTAACACCAGTTACTCTAGTAACACTACCAGTTGGAACAACTAAAAAGTTTATACGTGTTCCAACAGCTGAATTACTGAAATCTTCAGCAGCTTGAAATTGTACAGCGGATAATGAAGTTGTATTAGGACCGTAAGCACTACCTGTATAACCAGAAGCATTAAATGAAGTTAATACATCTAAATTTTTAGTTGCTGTTGGACTATTTGATGTTCCTCGTGCTTGTCTTCCTACATATAAAGGAAATACACCAGTACCAAAAGAATCATTTGTTATAATGCTTGGACGATTATCATTACCTGAAAGGTGAAGCATACCACCTGCACTAACAACCGGTTGAACAGTACCATTTGTAGAACCATTAATTAATACAGCGCCACGATCTAAAGAAGGAATATTTGGTACAGTTATTTCAACTCGACCCTCACGACTAACTGAAAATGTACTAAAACTAGAAGATGTTTGTACATTAATCGCTCTATTAAATGTAATGTTACCTGTAGCACCAAGTGAACCAACTATCATATTACGAGTAGCATCACCAATCTTAATCTGATTGTCTATAAGAGTAAATTCTCCTACTTTTAATCCTACACCACCTTGTAAATAAACTAATCCATCACGAGCACCTATGGCAGTATCTGTACCTAATGTTTCGTCTTTAATATAAATTGTACCAGCACCTAACCATAATTGTTTAAATCGGTGAGAAGGCGTACCTAAACTCCATGTATCAGTACTATAGGGAATAATATCAGAGTGGTTTATTATATGACCACCAGCTCCAGCATTTAAAGTAATATCCGTATTTGCTTGTGTAACAATAGATAAACCAGCATTTGTTATTGCACGAGCAAAAGTTAATACTGTGTCAGATACTGGTAGTGGCAAATCTGGATCAAAATTTAAATCTGTTATAATAATTTTATTGTAACTACCAGTACCTACATATAGAATTTTACTACCTACAGGAATACCTGCACCTGCTACAACATCATCTACTTGAAGTGCTATTGCAGGAGTAGATTTTAATTGTAATACTGCATAAGGCCCTGTACCTAATCCATTACTAAGACCATAATCAGGCGGCGTTAATGATGATCTATCATTGCCGTGTTCTAAAACCGAATCTAAATTTTCATTTGATATATTTGCTATAATTTGTTCTGCACTAGAAATTACAGAACCTACAGGAATATTTACAGAATTAACTGAAATATTATTTGTTGTTGTGTTGCCTCTATCAGTAACAGAATCCAGAGTATCTGCTTCAGCTGTGAGATAAGAACCCAAATTGGGTCCTGTGATGGTTAGGGTATCTCCTGACACTGCTGTGGTTATACCTGATGTACCTGCAATTTTTAATGTTTCTCCATTATTAAGTATAACTCCTGTAGAGTCATCGCCTACCACTCTTAGAGTGGAATTGGTTAGATATGAACTTAGATTAGGTCCTGTGATTGTAAGTGTATCTCCTGACACTGCTGTGGTTATGCCACCTGTGCCGGTTACTTTTAGAGTTTCTCCATCGGAAACTCGTGTGCCTGTGCTGTCATCACCTACGAATGTTAATCCCTGTGCTGTGCCACCTCCTTCACCACCACCAATAATAGTACCACCTGGTGTGTCGTCTAATTGTATTCTTAGAGTATTGGTATTAGAATCATACCATATACGATATAACTCTCCTATACGAGTGTTGCCATCTGAGTAGGGTTGATAACTGGAAAATATCTTTTGAGTAAAGGCCATTTAGAGCCTCCTATTCCAAGGGCTCGTCGTCAGAGGCCACTTGATTTGCTACTGCGTTATTTTCAGCGTTGGTAGTTTGTCCTTCCGCAGGATCAAATTCTGATTTAACTCCTGCAGATTTTTTTAATAGTTCAATCTTCTGCTGTAAAGGTGGTATAAATGTTCCTACATTGTCATCCACTGGTTCTTGTGTATCTGTGGATACTTGTGGTTCTCCCTCACCATCAATTTTGATGTTTATGGGTATATTGATAGTGAATTCTTTTGCCCTCATACTGTTATTTAGTTGAGGTATACTGTGTTTAAGAAACTACCTGTAATGCCCTACGAGCACGTCTTTTACGCATGGGTACCACAGCGCCAGTTAATGGTATTTCCTTAAGATCGTTCTCACGATCTAGAAATTTGTAGTCCATTTTGATCACACCAAAACGACGCAGTGACTCAAACACCACATCAGTGTCCAATGCTCCACAGGTGTACACGTCCAATTGTATCATGGCAGGCTCGCACTCATCCCAAGTGTGCATCACCACGTGTGACGTTTCAATGATGGCAAAACAAGTCAATCCACGATTGCCAGGAATATCCACATACTTGGCTTCTGGGCCAAACAGTATTTTCATGTTAATGCCTTCAATCAGTTCTCGTAAAAATTCTTTTGCTAGTGTCTCATCTTTGGGTGGGTTTGTTACTTCTGCTCGCACTATCAAGTGCTTGTGAACAAGTGGTTTCATTTTCTGTTTGTCTCCTGACATTGTTTTTATACAGGCTATTTAACAATATTTTTTAAAATTTGTCAATTATAATCTTCTTTTTTATGAAACTTTTTTACAAAAAAAATAAAATTATTTGCAACCTACGGTCATTTTGTGGAAGCGTGAAATATTCCGTCCCAATCCTTTGGAAGCGTTTGAGTTGCTTGAAACTCGCAACGTTCAATCCACATATTATAGTAAAGTGTCATCTTGCCATCAAACTCACTTTTAAGTTCTTCACACAATTTAATAGCATCGCCGAACTTCTGAGAACGGTATAATTCATGCATTTTGTTGTGTTTTTCTTTAGCTTTTGCATAATCTTTATTAACATTGTCCAACACTGTATAGATACCAATGCCCACGCTCTTGCCTTTGACAGCTAAATCATCTATCTTTAGGAAAAAGAAATCATCTCCGCATAGTTTCACAGTGTTTTCTCCCACCAACAACAAACAACCATATTCTTTACATTTGCTTTCAATACGAGCAGTGGTGGATACAGCATCACCCAACACATCATAAGAGTGGCGCTGTGTGCTGCCCATCTCACCGATGTAGCCCAATCCTGTGTTGATACCAGCACCCATGCCCACAGCAGGTCTGCCTTTGGCTGTTAATTGTTTATTAAATTGTTCCACTGCTTTCAACATATTAAGAGCAGTTCGCACTGCTGTCTTTGGATGTTCTGGATCATCGATGGGTGCGTTGTGAATGTGCATGCTGGCATCACCAATATACTTGATGATCATACCATTGGCTTCTAAAACGGGTTGTGTGATGGCATCCATATAACTATTCATTACTTCAGTCAACCCTTTCACATCATTACCGAATGATTCTCCCAGTGGAGTGAATCCTCTTAAATCTGAAAAACAGATGGATACTTCTTTTTTAATACCCTGTTTGATTATGTCTGGATTCTTCTGCAACATTTCCACAACCATGGGAGATGCATATCCTCCAAACTGTTTCTTGATTCTCTGTTTCTGTAGATATTCGCTGACAAATTTAATACCATAAGCATGCAACATTATCAGTATCAATCCTGCCACTAGTAGAGTGCCATCCAACAACCAAAGGTGATGTGTGTAAAAATAACTGCTGATTGGAACCACAGCGACGATAGCAACGGCTCCTGCTGCCATGCCCACATAAACCCATCTGCTCAAAAATAGCAAACCTAAAGATAACACTATTAAACTTAAAACCTCTGCACCTTCAGCCCAATCAGGTCTCTTGATATTCACTCGGTTGATCATGGTGCCTATCACGGCTGCCTGTAGATCCTGAGGCCAAACTGGTCCTATGGCTGTGGCCACTGGATTGCCTATGCCTGCTGCTGATGTACCCACTATCACTATTGCGCCTTTAAAATCTTGGGGTAGATTGCTCAGTGACGCTGATTGATTACGTTGACTCCAATCAATCCATACTCTGCCCAATGAATCTGTGTCAATGATGCCTATGTCTCCAGGCAGTCGTATCTTCTCCACACCGTTGGCATTTAACTTCACTTGAAACGTAGAATTATTTGTGGCCACTCTTAGAGTTTCCATAGCAAGGTTAGGATATAATTTTCCATCCACTGTGACAATCAGAGGCAGTCGTCGGTTCACCCCATCTATCTCTGGCAGTGTATTAGTAGTTCCTACTCCCACAGCAGCGTTTTCCAATGACGGTATATTAGCAATCATGCCTGGATATCTCACAATGGTGTTAAGATGTTCTGGTCCCAGCACTGCTGATCCTGGCACTCGGGGTTCATTCTTGGTCTGCTGTGCTGGCACGTTGCTCAACACCACAGGATAATTTTTCATAGTCTCGGCTAATATCGAATCTTTGCCACTGCGATCTGCTTCTGGCATCAGCACGTTGAACACTACCAGACCTGCTTTGCGTTCGTATAAATCTTTGATTATGCCTGCATACACATCTCTAGGAAATGGCCATTGTCCATACTGCTCCAAACTCTTCTCGTCAATATTAACGGTGTATATGCTGTTTTGTGTGGCGGTTTTGCCGGTAATCAGTGTATCAAAATATCGCAGTCGCACACTCTCTACGAACTTGGGATCTGCGACCCTAATCGTGAGGATTAATATTAAAGTAACGATTGCTGTCCAAGGACTGACCCATTTCATAATATGGGTATTTATTATCTTTAAACTGTTACAATAGCAACTGATGATTATTTGATCAATTCTGAGTGTGCCACAGTTCTTAGATAAGGCTTAATTTTACGGAAAGATTTTGGAAATCTTTGCTGTGCCTGCTCATCTGACAATGCTGCAGTAACAATTAAATTTTCTCCCTGTTTCCAGTTAGCCGGTGTAGCCAATTGATGTTTAGCAGTGATCTGTAATGAATCTACTACTCTCAATATCTCATCAAAATTTCTACCTGCTGATGCTGGATAGTCTAATCTCAATTTAACTTTCTTATCTGGCCCTATCACAAACACAGTTCGCACAGTCATAGTGTCTGGAGCACTATCTCTCACCATGCCATACAACTGACTTACACGTCTGTCATTATCTGCTATCAGAGGATATTTAGGCAATTGACCTTGAGTTTCGTGTATATCGTTCAACCATTGGTCGTGATTATCTAAGTTGTCCACACTTAATCCAATCACTCGCACTTCACGTTTTTTAAATTCAGGCAATAGTTTTTGTAAAGTACCTAATTCAGTGGTGCACACTGGAGTAAAATTCTTTGGATGTGAAAACAGTATGGTCCATTGATCATTAATGAATTCATAAAAATTAATTGTTCCATGACTGGTGTTAGCAGTGAAGTCTGGTGCTATATCATTTATTTGTATCATAATATCTCCTTTGTTGATAATGTTAATTTAGTATTAAATACTACGAAAGTCAATAGTCGTAAAATAAAAAAGTGAAAAGTTAGACACTTTCATTAAAAAATAAAATATTTTTTTGTGTTTAAACGAAAAGTTAAAATTTAATTTTGTTTAATTTTTAATTGCCTTGACGCACTGTGGTTGTGCCGCAACCGCCCAATGTCACGCAGTTGGTTGTTATATTATAAGTCTGACCACCGGTCTGTGCGAGATCCACACCTGCTGGTCCACCCAGGTTGTTGATCACTATAGTGGCCTTGTTCTGAGTTGTGCCAGATTGTGCCACTGTGGCACTATTACCATTGCCATTCAGTGTGATATCCAGATAGTGATTGGCACCTGTGCCTGACTGTGTGGTACTCACAGTGTTGTTGTTGCCCGTGACGGAATTGAATAACAGTTTGTTATCTCCCGACTGTGTGCTGGTGATAGAATTGTAATTGCCACTTACAGAGTGTTCCATATAATTGCCCACTGTGCCCACATCACGATTCTGTTGAGTGGTCACTGTGTTATAACTGCCCTGCACATCCACTTTCTGATAGTTGTTGCCCAATTGATTGCCGCTCAGTGTGCCGTCTGACAGATAGCCTTGATTGAGATTGAGAGTGTTGTTGCCCGTGCCAGACACATTTAAATCTATTAAATTTTTACCTGTGCCACTGTTCTGTCTGATAGTGGTAGAGTTGCTGTTGCCTGATATGGTGGCAGTTTGCTGTGTGGTGCCTGTGATTTTATTATTATTACCTTTTTGAGTAATTGTGGTGGTGTTGTTGTTACCCACTTGATCTATATAGATCTCATTGCCGTTGTTGATGGTATCAGTCCTGCTTCTATTGGCAGTGATATTGATCTGTTGTCCACTGGTAACGTTGCTGGTGTAAACACTGCCACCATATCCACCTGCTTGACCACTGGCAGTACCTCCTGTGGCACTGTAGTAACCACCATTGACTAGAGCGCCATTATTGATCACACAGGTTGCCGATCCAGAATACAAGGCACAATTTTGCCAGCCTGCAGTGCTGGTCCAACCCTGAGCAAAACCATTGGTTCCATGTATACCAAACTCTGGATTATATAAAATGTTAGGACCACCATTGAACGTCAGTGACGGGTTGATAATATGCGGTCCATAGTTGCCGGCCCAGTAGCCGCCATCTTTGCCATAGAACTCTACCTTAACATACGCAACCGTGGCACATGATCCGCCACAGTTGGTAGTTGTTGTTGTATATGTTGTGGGGGTTGAGGCTCCGTAGACCAAGGTATTGGATAGCTGTGCTGTGTTTACAATAGCATTACTGCTGTTGTAAAACACCATCCTTATAACGAATGGATCACCAGGTGCTCTTCCACCACCATCCATGGCCTGAGTAGACAGTGTGAATGTCCCACCAGCCCGCATGTCATTGTTGAATACCACTGTCTGACTTACTGTTGTAAAATTATAGGCCATTTTGATGGCATTGTTGATGGCCATTGCTGTATTACTAAAAAATAATAATAATAAAATTATAAAAATTTTTCTCATTTTTGTATCACTGTTATGGTTGTGCTGCCACCTGAGTTAACTCTATTCTGAATACTCACTGGTCCTTGACCTTGTATAATTGTGCTGTTCTGACTTCTTGGAGTTTTGATACACTGATTGTTACTGCCATCATTTTTACACAATGTTACATCAGTGGCACCCACACTGGCTTTTACTCCTGTGTTGGGATCATAATCAGGCAATAAACTGTCTTTGTCTTGTGCAAGAGCACTTTTTAATATTGTTTTTCTTTCATTTTTTATTTGTTGTTCTAATATATCAAAAATGTTGGCTAAGAAATTTTGTCCCAATAAATCTTCCAAAAGAGGATTATCACCAAACTCATTTCTGCTTTTTAATTCATCTTTTAAAAAATCCTTGCTATCTAATAGATTTTCATTCAGCATGCTGGCTGAATTTTTTTCTGATTTCTCATCTTCCTGTTGTTTGGCGATTTCTTTTGGAGGACTCACAATCAATAGGTTATTAATAGTATCTAAATTTAAACTCAGTATTGCAGGTTTTAATGGAGCTGTGTTTCTGTTCTCTACTCGAGTGCCTTGAAATGGTTGATTTAAAGTAACTGTGCCTGCGTTATTCATTACATCAATTATGCCTGTTTTACAATCTCGTTCTATATCTGCCCAACCTTTGGGACAACTAGGCAATAAAATAATGGTACTGGCTCCCACTTCATCCACAGTGGCAGTAAAGTCTGTGCCTCTCACTGCAATGGTGGCAGATGGTGTGTTGATATTAACTGAGTTGGGATCTTTGTGTGCAATAGCACCTGAAGCATATCTCACAGTGCCTTCAGCAAACTTCATGGCCAGTTTACCTGTGCCTTTTTTAGGATCATACACGAAATCATCTATTACAAGTTTGGAATTTTCATTCACTTCCACTTTGGTAGCATCTTCAAATGTTATGCCCACTTTGCCTTTGGCAGTATTCACAGCATCCTGCATCTCTATGCCTGTGCCTTTGGTGCCTGATATGGTATTCTTATTTCTCACAATAGACCCTGGTGCTGCTGTTTGTTCTGTGATGGTTCCTATGGCTGCTGAGTATACAGAAGTGGTGTACAACAGCATTAATAATACGATCTTTTTCATTATCTTGAATTCACGTTGATGTTAAAGTTGTTGCTGCTGCCTGTGGTTTTAATATCCACAGTGCTGTCCACTGCAATGCCTGACTGTGCTATGGTGTGCGTGTTGAGGTTACCGCTGACAGAAAGATTGGTCCAATGCCCTAGAGCTCCTCCACCTGATTGTGTTATAGTGGCAGTGTTCTGATTGCCTGTTATATCCAATATGACCAAACCTTTAGTGCCACTTTGAGTGATAGAAATATTATTGAGATATCCTGTCACACTAGCAAAAGATAAATTATCCACTCCTGATGTGACGCTGTTGTATGTGTTCACATCTCCAGCTGTCAGCAACAGCACTGTGTTTCTCATGCCTGTGATTGATATGTTGGTTTCGTTAAAATCTCCTGTTTCAACCACATACAAAGATATGCCCGATGTTTCTGTCTTGCCATCTGAATTCACATCTACGTAGCCTAGGTTGCCATATCCTGTAGAATAGTACACAAAAGTATTGGGGGTAGATAATTTGCAGTCAGAGCAAGTGAGACCCGCTCGGTCTTCACTGTCTTCAAAATTAGTAACTATGGAAAATTTTAGATAGTTGCCAGACCCTATCTGTCTGATGTCTACGTTTTGACCATCACCATACATCATGGCAGGATTAGCGTACCATATAGGTCCATCCACTCCACCTAGACGATTGGCTGAACCATCCTGTTCCACATAGATGGTAGCATAATCTCCCAGTTGATCGATGTAGGCTTCGTTATCAGCTGCCCAGCAGGCTGCCGAGGAAAGTATCAGTCCTGCTGTTAACCAATGTAGAAGCCTCATCCATCATCCTTAATGATTCTGCTGTATGTTGACTAGGTTGTTGCTGCCAGTCACACTCATAGTGGTAGTATTAGTGTTGCCTGACGTGGCATTCTGTCCCACGTTCAAAGTATTGCTGCCACCAGTCACAGTCAAACTAGATGAGCTGTGTCCCAGTCCTTGTTGTGCAATGCTGATACCGTTGGACGATCCTATTATGCCCACAGTGGCCGAGTTGCCTGTGGCATCTCCACCCACCTGTCCAATTCTCACATCGTTGCTGCCACCCTGTATGGTCACTGAAGCAGAAGCCTTGTCACTGGTTGAACCCGAACCAAATGTGGTAGAATCTAAACCTAACAAGCTGCCTGAAGTAGAGGGCACTGTGATATCATTGGTCAAAGAAGATCCTTTGCCCTGTAACACAGTCACAGTGTTGCTGTTGCCACCTGTGATGCTCACAGTTTGACTGTTCAGAGTACCATTGGCACTTTGATTCACAGTGTTGCTGTTGCTGTTGGCACCCGATGTTCCAATATTTGTGGTCACAGAGTTAGCACCACTGTTGCCTCTAACGTTCACATTGGTAGTGTTGGTGTCACCATATATGGTTTGATTGATGGTGTTACCTGCACCTGTGCTCACAGTGTCCACGATAGACGTGTTGTTGTCACCGGTCGCTGAGTAGTTCGTTGTGCTGGTTCCTGTGGA